ATTAAAGATATTCAATATAAGAAAATGGACAAACACTAAATCAGCCGCATCGTTGATATTAACATCAGATGCCATCTTTTTGGTTCTAAACAATCTGCTCTCAGATAATGTGTTGACGAGTTTTAACTTACTGCTCATTGTTCTTTTCTTCCATTAATTTAGCAAGTGCAATGATTTGCTTACTTGCGTATTGTTCAAAATACACTGGCAAAAACATATGTATCAATAATGCCAATTCTATCTTTTTTAACTTAAATATAAACTTAGAAGCATACACAAAGTGTGACCAATATGTCATATCAACATCGTTCAGATGTTTTTTAGACTCTTTCAGCATAAACTTCTCCCTCATGTATGCGTTAATCTAATAGTATTTATCTTACTTCATCGCTCCGCTAGTAACTCTCTTACTGTTTGGATGACGCTTTGCTGTATGAGTACCATGACTCATATCTTTCTTACTTGCTTTAAATCCTCTTTTCCTTGGTATTACGTGTGGTACATTCCTTTTACCCATGATCTTATTATTAGTAGTTAAAAAAAGTTATCTCTCTTGCCTCATGTTTGCTGCCGTAAATCCTGCTCGATTTACTAATTTTACGTCTTTACCGATTACATATCCTTCGCCACCCTTTTCGCCATTTGTGCTGGCTTCGATGTCTGCTGATTGTGAATCTAATGCTTTTATAATTGTGTTCTTTACTGTCATAACACCTTTGATGAATTCAAATATTGCTTTAAATCCATCACTGTTCTGTTCTACCCATGCCATTACTCGTTCTTTCTTTGGTCCACTTAGTTTTGATGACTCAACCCAAGCAGTAAAGTGTGTTCCTAGTCCGTCTAAGTTACCTGCTTTAACACTGTTATTAATATATGTATAAAGAATGTTACCAAAGTCTGCCATTTTTTGCTCTGGCGGTACTGCTAACAATGTATCAATCGCAGAAGCATTTGCTTTTAAATAACTTTCTAATCTGTCTATTTCTGGCACATCAATGCCCGGAGACTTAGAAACTAATACAGGTGGCATAATGAATGTTCTGCCACTCGTAAGTTTACCCATATCTACTGACTCTTTGTTTCCTTCTAAATCGATAGCCTGATGCACGACAATGCCTACATCAAACTTTGTAATCTTTTGACCAATATCACTCTTAGCATCTACTGAATATGTAGTTACATTTGGCTTGAATACTAATCTTCCATCTTTTGATAGTGGAGTAGAGAACCATAATAAGTCTCCATGTAAGTATCCTCTAAAATCAGCAGGGAATACACTTTCTACTGTGTCCCAAATACCTTTCATAGTTGATGCGAATTCACGTCTACTATCTTCTATCTCACCTTTGGCTCTACCTAGAAACATTTTCTCTAAGTCTTCACCACTTGTGACTTTTCCATTGTAGCCTTTAGCACCAAAACCACTCTTATCTGTTAGTACAAATTGACCTTGTTCATTTCTACCAAAGATGACGGCTGGTGAGCCATCCCATTTGATACTGATAGATGATGGCGAAGATTCTATTTGATGTAATTTTTGAATTGATTCTACACCGCCCTTGGCGCCGTCCCATATTACCAAGTCTTCAATATGCTGAATTCTTGCGCCTTCTTTGGCTTCTTCGACAGTTGACTTAACACCAGAAACAATATCTTGTATCTTCTGGTGTAATCCTACTGGCTCATGTCTAGGTTTTCTTGAACTACGAAATTTTCGTTGTCTGCCTTTACCTAGTATAATTTCTCTAATCTTCATATCTATTCCTTACCGTACGGATCTTCGCCGGTTAAATGAGGGCGAGCAAACCACAATTTAAACCATTCGTCTGTTCCTGGCTGAATGTTATTCTTCTTTTGATGCTTAGACTTTTCCGTTCCAGTGTAAGAGATATTCTCTTGCTTAACTTCATCAGTCTTATACGGAGTATAAATTCCCGAAAGAACTTTTAACTCTTTTATTTGTTCTTCAAATGTCATCTTTTTTCTTTGCCTGATTAATTCCTCGCTTGAACTTTCTCAGGTCTCCCGTGCGAATACTATTGATAAAACGTTTTGTCAAATCTGTAGCAACATCTTCATTAAACTCTCGTTCTATAAACTCAATCAAGTTTAATGCGCCCGCAATTATATGTTCGCCTTTTTGTTCAACAAAGCGTTCGGGTTCATTTGACGAGATTGCCATTGAATTCAGTTCTTCAAATAGACTTCTACGTGGTTTATTCATATCGTTTTCCATTACAGTATTTATCAATTGTCGTCAAATGGGGATGCTTTTTTTGACTTTACCATTGCTCGTAAACTCAGTGCTGAACCAGTCTTTTCGGGTGGTATAGCAGAGTCTTTTGGAGTTTCAGTTACATTAGTTTTTCTTTTCAGATTATCTATCACTTTTGAAGTCTGCGAATCTTGATTTCCAACACCCAAATCTTCATCATTTAAGTCTGAATCACTAATTCGTAAACTATCTCTATCAAATACGAGATTTACTTTAGAACCAACACCACTTGAACTACGTGTTTTCAATAATTGTAATTGATATTGTCCACGTTCTCTCATTGCGTTACTTGTAAAGATACCAATCACGTTATCCGCTGTTTGAATCTTAGAGATACCACCAGCAATATGAGAATGGTCAAATTCAATTTCTTCTACTGCTGAACGGTTTAACTGTGATGCGGTTACAACTACTGTTTGTGATTCCATTGCGAAGTTACGAATCTCTTCGGTAACATATTTGTCTTTAATAAACATATCGCCTGGGTCAACTTTCTTCGTTGCTGGCATTAATAGGTCTAAGTAGTCAATACATAAACAATCAACAGTTTTTCCTGTTACTATCTGAAGTTCTTTCAAGTAAGCACGGACATCATTGATTGATGAACCAGAAGATAGATACTTGATTCGTAGCATTCCCGACTTCTTGCCTAATGTCTTAACTTGTAATTCAACATCGTCAAGTTCTTTAAAGATACGTTTCGTACCTCGGTCAGTTGCCATTGCGTCAATACGCATTGCAGACAAATCTTCTGATAATTCCAGTGTGACATAAACGCAATTCATTCCTGCTAATGCCCAGTTCAATGCCATATTCTGCATGAACAATGATTTACCAGAACCAGAACCACCAGCGAAGATTGTTACTTCGCCTCGGTTGATGCCGCCATAAAGTTTATGGTCTAAGTCTTTCCAACCTGTAGTGATTTGTCCATTGTTATCTTTTAGTTTCTCAAGACGAGTTCGTGGGTCATCGAAGTAATCTGTGCCCAATGACCTTGCTAAAGATATCTGAACTGCCTCTTTGATTGTAGATTCTACTTCGCCATATTTACCCTCTTCGAGTAAGTCAGCACTATTGACGATTGCTCGTTCAATTGCTTTATGACGACAGAATGTTTCAAATTCATCAATGAACCAATCACTATGTTGTGCTACATTATCAAGCGTTTCTATTGACTGTCCAGTTTCTGCTTTTATCATCTCAAGAGATGGCAAAGTGTTATACTCGTCACTATAATCGACAAGATACGCAACTACTTCTCGACATTCTCTATCGAAATGAACTGAATCAATTATTCCTATGACCCTAGTGAATAACTGAGGATCTGTGAGCATGAACTGTACAAATAATTTTTGTAGATCTGCTGAATAGTTCTTAACTTCTGACATCTATTTTCCTAATATTTAATATGTTTCAACAACAACATCGGCAATACCATGTCTAACTGCTTCTTCTGGTGTTAACCAATGGTCTGTCTTAGGTGCTAATAAATGCTTTCTGATATACAATTCTTTCTTTCCTGTACATTTAATATAATGCTCAAGAAGTTTTAAGTTTGTCCATTCCATGTGTGTTTGTGCGTCAATCATATCGTGATACTGACCACGTGTGCCACCACTAAATTCGTGCGACATTACTGCTGTGTTCTGTGTTAAATAACGATGTCCTTTAATACCTGCCATCATTAACATTACGCCACAAGATGCGATTGAACCCATGCCATATGTATACACTGGAATACGCGATTGCTTGACTACATCAATTAGATGCATACAACTGTCAACATATCCACCAGGTGAATTGATATACAAGTGAATGATTTTTGGTGCGTCTGATTCTGGCATTAGATTGTATTCCATAATCATCTTAACGATTGGCATACAATTTTCTTGATTGAAATCTTTATCCATGAACAATACACCATTCTCACGCATATGTTCGCCTGGTGGCTTTGGCGGTGATGGTGGTGGTGGCATTTGTGGCATTTGTGGTGGTGCTGGTTTTTCTTTTGGTAATGGTATTACGTTCGTATTTTTGCTTCTCATATTATCTTTGCTCCTACGCTTCTTTGCGCGATAGTTTGGGTAACCCACTTTTAATTCATTATGCGTGTCTTTACGCTTATCTTTGTACTATTACTTATGCGCCCATCAATGATAGACTTCAAGGTATAAAATTTTCCATATTCATTCACGGAATCTGCCGCATCTTTTACATGGTCTTGCCAGATTGGAAATGATACACTCCAACCATTTTCTTGCGCTTGATGAATTAACTTCTTGCCTGCATTATCCCTGTCAGGACATACAATTACTTCACCTTTAAACTGATTAATATAGTCGATTTGTTTTTGAGATGCTTCGTTTGTCATTATCGCAACACAATCTAATACTGCCGCGTCAATAATTCCCTCAACTACAATCAAAAATGTTCTATCTTCTTTAATTTTGTCACTGTTATATAAGAAGTCTTTTGGTTGCTTCATCATATATTTAGATTCGGCATTACCAGTTATATCTCTTCCAGTATAACCAACTATTCTGTCACCTTGCTTGAATGGAAATATTATACGATTCTTAAATCCAAACGAACTGCTCCAATATGTATCAACAAAGTCATACACTCCTCTATCAAGGAGATATTTTGCTGCCATGATTGCTTGTTCTGGCGGCGATTCTCTGTTTAATATATCTTCTAATGGTTCTGAATTCTCGGGCAGTTTCATGCCTGGGAATGACGGGATTCTTGTTACTGTAGTCCGTGATGTGAATACCCACGGTCCTTCAGATAATTCTTTTTCTCTGATACTTGATATCTGTAATCTTTTTATTTCGCCTTCTGGGACTCCTAGAGACCGCATGAACTTAACGAAGTTTTTATTAATTACATGGCCAGTTCTGTGTGAGGCTGTGAGACCACAGTTGAAACAATGATACGAAATCAATGCTGCCTCAGTCTTCAATCCACCTCTCATTCGCTTATCTGAACTACTCTCGCCTTGTTCTAAACAACAGGGACAATTGAAACTAAGCCATCCGCCCGAACTTTGTCGGGTCTTTCCGGGTATAAATGAGTAAACAGTTTGTTGTAGTTCCATATAGACATGATACTACATTGGAAGCAAAAAGTCAAGTGCTTGTTATTAGTTTCTCACTAATACTTTATCTATCGTTCCAGTTGCGGTACTAAGATATGTAACTCTTAACCAGTTAACGTTTGCTTGAATAACATAACCCTGTACACCAGTTTCATTATTGATCGTAATAGATGGATCATACATAAGTCTTGGAGTTAAGTCAAACCAATCATTATCACTTGAACTAGGACTTTCACTTAAATCACCTTCTAACTTAATGACTCCTGTGAATCCCGTAAAATACAATGCTACCGTATGTAATGATTTTGATTTGATAGTATTACCAGAACCATCGAAAACAGTTGAAATATTCTTAGTGCCATCGTTCCAAAAAGTACTAGAGGTCTGAGAATCTTCAAATTCTGGATAAACATCATCAACAACTTCTATAGTACCATGCGCATTATCATTCGTATCAGTATAAACTATTTGCTCTACACCATCTTCGACAGTATACATCGCGAACTGATAGAATCCTTCTGGAAGCATTACAGTATCCGATGTTGGTATTTCTAACTTTGCCAATCCTTTAGTTGCGTTAGTCACAGTCAAATATCTAAACAATACATTTTCTCTCGAATCTCTGTCATACATTTTCCATATAACAGTTTTATTAGTAAGGTTTATAGACTTTCTATCTGTGTCTCTAAATTTGAATCTAAGGGCATTATCTATCCCCTTATGTAGTTTATGAGTTGTATCATACATTGGCATATTCCCCAGGTATTGAGTCATAGTCGTATGATTGTCGCTATCGACAACAACAATTTCTATTTCTCTTTGGTATTGGTATAAGTTAAAGTTTATCATATATGTATTTATCTTCCAGAGAGCGAATTTATTTTATGATAAATATATTTATATGATTGATGAAAACAAAATACAGTGGTTCCAGGATAACTATCCATTCTTTTCTTGCGTGAAATATGGCAATAAAAAAGAATATACAGAATATCTTGGCATCATTATAAACAGCGACACAACGATAACCTCAATGTACAACTTTGAAATGCTTGATAGTCCAGAGACTAGAAAATATTTCATAGAACTTGGTGAGCAATGGTGGTGGGAATCTAACAGATTGATTCCTATAAATCTATTTCTGCGAGAACAGATAGAACCCTTTAGAGGTTGTATTCTCAATATGAACTCTAAAGATTGCGAAGTACTATGGGGACCAGAGACAAGTCTAACAAATATTATACAAAAAAGAATTAAACGGCGTTCGATTCAACTTGTTCGCAAAATAGATTAAGTTGTACCACAATACTTACTGCGTATGCTATTGCGTGGGCTTTCTTGAAATAATATGACCCGTCTGATGGTTTCGTCCAAACCGCTTTCTTAATTTCACTTGCAGTGCTTTTCAATAAGTATCTTTTCGCAGGGCGAATAATGGCAAGCACTTCCGCAAGTCCTTCAACACTAGTTGGTTTTAGTGTATTCAAAATATCAATATACTGATGTACATGTGCTAACTTTTCAACAACAGCCTGATGTTGTAACAAATCCCACACAGGTTCTTCATTGAGAAGTTTCTGTAAATGTGCTTCATCTTTGATTCCAGTGTACACACTATTGTTCAAGAAATCTAATTTAAAGTAACCACGATCCTCTGCTTCCTTATAATCAATAGATGCTAAACCAGTTAATTGGTCATATGGAATAGGTTGAAGATATACTCCACTTTTATGCTTTTCATTGTTTTTCTTCATATACGCAGGAATATGCTCAAAGTGAACTAACACATTATCTCGGCTAACTACATCAATATCTATGTCTGTTTTTACTATATTCATTTCCATACCAAGGCAAATATTGCCGCGTCTGTCTCTTCTTTGAAATACACTTTTTCACCTCTGGCTATGACGTATACTCCGTTACAATTATCATCACACCAGTCTACTAACTGTGTTAGATGTCCTGTGCCCTTTATCAATGGGGCATTATCATATTGTACTGTACCACACGACATAGCAGTCCATTGCAAGTACTCTTCATTGCTATAATCAGATGGAAAGCGCCTTTTAACTTCTTTCTTAACAACAAGAGCGCGAAGTCTAGCCAGTCTTTCCTGTGTCCTTTTAGGATATCTCGGTACTAAGTTCATTATGTTTAGTTACTTTCCCATGGGAATTCTACCCAAACATCATCTTCATCTAAATCAATTTCAGAACTACAGTAATCCATTGCTACTTGATTATTTGGATTATCAATCAGTGATGCAAATCTTACATTATTATGCCATGCTTCTGATTGTTCATCATCTGACATGTTCATAGCATCCTGCCAATCATCCATAATCCATCGAATCGCATCACCGCCACGATTGATATCATCAATGATAAGAATCTTCTTGTTATCTCGTAAAGCATCGGTTGCCATAATGGCGTTATGTTCTGTGTTCTCTTCCAAGCCATCTGACTCTAATTGAACACATAATGTATGCATCGGGATATCAGTAACATGTGAAAGCAATACTGCTGGTATCAAACCGCCACGAGTAATTCCCACTATATAGTCTGGGCGCCATTCGTCTTTATACATTTGCATCGCAATTGAACTGACTGCTTCTTGTACACCTTCCCAAGTGTATCGTGTAATTTTACTCATTGTCTTCTCCATCATATAGTAATGCTTCTAGGGCTAAGTATTGCTCATACGCGCTCTGAAGTGATTCATATTGTTCTTTTAACTTTTCATTGGGTACTAAAATCGCTAGGCGTTTTTCTATTTTTGTTAATGATTTTTTAAGTTCTTTTTGTTCCTCTATTACATCATACTGATATGCATGTGATGTTGATGTGTTATTAGACCACATTGAACCGGTGCCATTTGACGTTCCGCCAGTGATTGAGCCTGCGTAAATACCAGTTGAGGCTATTGTGGTGCCAGTCAACCCAGTGGTAGATAATGTATTAGTAGAAACTACATAAGCAGACGATGTATCATTTAAGTGTTCTGCGAATTCATCTTCGAAATCTTCTGTTAATTCTTCAACAGGATCTTTCCCAGTGAGTGTGTCTAAGAACACATCAATTAAACTTTTTTCTTTTACCTCAGTCGTCATCTTCATCTTCCTCAGTAACTTTAATTATCATCCATGTTCCGTCTGGATTTTCTACCCACTCTAGTAAGTCGTCTGGTTCCCAGCCCATCTGATCTAGCATTGCTTTTGGTAATTCTAAAAACAATTCTTTCGTATCAGGATCTTCTTGAACTTCCATTATGCCCGTTGTGTGTGATTCTTTTTTAGTAGCCATTACATGTCTGCCTGTTTTAAAATTGATTTAACAAATTCTACATCATCTGGTCTAGTCTCAAACTTTCTTGACCAAAAGATTGGATCTAAATATTCATTAATCATTGTTAATTCGTGATCTGAAAAACTATCAATTAGTTCCATACCACGACTACAATTAAAAATGACCCAAGGACTAATACGTCCTGATTTAATATAATGTATGGCCAACGGCTTGCTGACTTCTTTAAAAAATACATTAAACGTTCTATCATGTTCTTTACCCCATTTTTCCATCAACAATACGCTTCGTTCTACTGCTCTGTCGGCTGATTCTTTTCTATTCAATTCTTGAATATAAGTTTCATATACAGCATCAGAACACCACTTATCTAATTTTACACTATTTCGTATAACAAAGTCAATAAATTCTTCTGGATTGATCGCATTTATATTTATAATATGTTTGCCAAACTTAGTAAATCCCAGATAAAATCTACTTGCTACGAAATGCTCAAATGTTTTACCACCTGGTGCCTGTGTAATTTCATAGAATCTATTGTATGCAAATAGTGCCAGTCTTGAATATTTCTCTTCCTTATTCAGCCAGCGCCTCTTAGGCTCACATACATGAACCATGATAGTCTTCTCAGACTTATATTTGACTTTACAATATTGACATTCAAACATCTACTTTTTCTTCTTCCTTGGTTTTTTAGTTTTTCCGAAAATATCACCAATCTCTTTATCACTCATACCCAAATCAATTGCCATCTGTTTAATACCATCCGCGCCATTGATATGTTGAAATAACTCTATCTCGTCACCTTTCATATCTGGAAATAATCCTAATACAAATTGTGTAATCGGGTCTGTCTTCATTTTTGCGTTTGGTGGCTTAATCCATTCGTGATACTGTTTCTTACCAGTTCCAGTCAAACAGAATAACTTCCAAATCAATTCTTCGTGCTTATAGATGTCTTTGTAATGCTTGTTTACAAACTCATTCGTATTAAGTATTAGTTCGTCTTTGTCTTTACCCTTGCCTGTACTCGCATAACGCAAGAACAACCAACTGCCCCATGCTTTCTTTTTCTCTTCTGTTAGACCTGCGTACCAATTGAAATCTTTATTATCAATTGCTGTTAGTACTTCGTTTAATGGTATCTTTTCAGCCGCCATGTTTGTAATGCCTTCCGCCGTGTACTAATAAAAAGTTCTGAGCATGTGAGTCTTCTTCAAAATAAAAAGAATCACAATTCTCATCCGATACTACTGTCCAACTTAACGCTGGAATATTATCTGCGCACCAACCATATGCTGTCATGCCTACGTCACACGAATCAATTACGACTCTATGTTTCTTAGAAAAAGTCATAACTGCTCATTTGGTCCGGAATCCTATTCAAATCTTTTACAAAATATGCACACTTCGGACTAGGTCCATGCTCAAGTGGTATAGCAAGAATATGTCCATACTTCAACTTAGGGAAGAACCATTTCACATCTGCGAATACATTGTTTATCTTAATTGGTTGCCAATCCATTGTATACCCATTCAGAGGGTTTGTCAATAGCGTATCAAATTGGCGTTCGTTAATACTTGTCAATGGAATGAATTCTAATAGTCCGAGGTCTGCTTCACCAATCATTATGTTCCAATCAATCGGCATTTCAATAGTATGTTTACCAATAGTGAGACTCATGCTTGGCGCACTGAATGTTTCAATGAATACTAATGGAATAAAAAAGAAATCTGGGTCTTCTTTGTCAGTTACGTCCATGACGCAATATCTGATATCTTCAATTTCTTCTGGTAGGCTGTTCATTTCAAAACAGGTGTTTTCTGGTGTTAATATTTTCATTAGTAAGTTACCTTATCGATTGTAAAAGGGTATGACGCATCTTTGTAGTACTTTTTTCGTTCTGTTAGGTGACGTTTTGAAAACTTACATCTGCTCGTAACGTCCCATATTTGAACAAAATCTTTATCTTTAGCCATTCTGACTCCACGACCAATCGATTGAATAACTCTCACAAACGATTTGCCTGGTTCTAACAACACCAAATTAAATATACGAGGAATGTTAATACCAACTGCCGCTACTCCATAAGTAGCAATCGTAATAGTATTCGTTCCTTCGTTTATTTCTTTGTATGCTTCTTTTCTGTCCACAACCTTCATCGACCCTTGCACAAACTCTGCACTTGCTATCAATTCTTGTAATGCTTCTCCGTTCTTAATTCTATTTGTCAATACAAGTGTATTGCCTGTTTCTGAAATACCCTTAATCATTTCAGCGATATACTCTAATCGCTTCTTATCTTCAAGTAGATATGTCATTTCATTCTGATAATTAGGATATGCTACTGTCTCTTGTGTCTGAACAATATTGACATGACAGTTTGCTAACACTCCTTGGTCCTGTAATTCTTTTGCTGATAACTTGTTTATTACATCACCGAGTGAACTGCGTAGACTTGCGAACTCCCAATCATTCTTTGGAATAGTTCCTGTTAATCCCCAACGAATTGGTACATTAGCAAACACTGTTGTCAATAAATCTTTCAATACATCTGCTTTTGCTTGGTGAGTTTCGTCAACGATTACACAACATACACCTTCAATGAAGTCCATGATGTTTTCTTCACCCTTCTTGGTCTTCTTCAATAATGAATTCAAACTCTGCCAAGTACATATCGTATGAGTCTTTCCTATGTCTTTCTTATCACCAAAGTAAACACCAACATCTAATCCACAGTTATTGTAGTCTTCTTCTGTCTGTCTAACTAAGTCTTTATTTGGAACAATGATTATTGATCTGCCATACTTCTCTATAACTTTACTCATAGTAGCAGTCATAATCGTCTTACCTGCGCCCGTGGCTATCTCTTGGAGACATTGTGGTGCTGATATAAATTGATTGATTACATCTACTTGGTAATCTCGTAACATGATTTGTTCACCAGCAGCCATATGTCCTTCGGGCCAAGTGACTCCTTCCCAGAAGTTTTCAGTCACGTGTTCAAAAGACATTTCTTCACTTTCACGCTTGTCGTCTACTACGATTTCATATCCTGCTTCTATGATTACAGGCAGTACATCGTCTAATAAGTTTAAAAAAGTACGACCGCCAACGTCACAAAACCGAACAGTACCGTCCCAACGACCAAGTTTATACGCGGGCATATGAAATGCGTGTGGTAAGAAAAACTTTAACTTATCACTACACTTTCTTCGGGTTGATGGATCAAGACCTTCTAACTTTACGTTAACCTCGTCTTTAATCACTATTGTACATTTATTCATTTATTCTGATGTTCCTTGATGTATAAGACATTATAACACACTTTAAAGGCAAATACAAGTCATTTTACAGCGGATATAAAAAAACGGCAATCGAGTAAAGAGAGAAAACTCGATGCCGCTTAAACTTTTACTTAAACGTTACGCTTCATACAGGTAGATTCAGCAAGTAATTTCCAACGATTAGTATCCATGTTACGTAGGTCAGCAATTTTTTGAGCCATTCGTAACGACACTTCACGTAATCGATCTTTCTTCTCGACCATGAAATCAATGATTTCTACTTCTTGTTCTTTTGTTAAACCTTTAGTATCAAACAATCCACCGTCTCGGGCAATTTGTTTAATTCGCATAATCTTATCACGAGTCGTATCAAGTGTTAAATCAAGATAGTGACAACGAGACATAATAGCATCTAAGTGATCTTTGATTTTCGTGCTACGCATATTGTCAAACTTTAAGTTTGTAATAAAGATAACTGAACCGTTAAACTCAAACTGCTGTGGCACACCTTCCCTACGCAACAAGTGAGATTCAGTATTCCATGAAATCCTACGTTTCTTACACGAGTCAAGCGCGGCTTTAAGAATGTTCAAAGCATCTTCATTGAACAAGATACTATCACAATCGTCAAGAACAAGAATGTTTTTCGCATCTTTATAATCGTAAAGAATCTTGTATAAACCAAGAGCAGACATGGCGCCTTTAACAAAATTATGACGCACTGGTCGAGAAGCCATTACATCAAACAAACTATCTTTTTCAAGAACTTGTTCAACGCCGTATGTCTTGCCGACACCTGGTGGCCCTGTAACAACCATGCCTCTCACAATTCCATCGAGAGTGGCATTTGTCATTTCTTCTAAGATCTTGAAACGTTCAGCAATTCGTTCAATTGCTTGGTCTTCAGTTTCAACAACTTTTTTGACTTCTTTCGCTGTTTCGTCTAACATTGTAATCTGGTCATGAGTGCGAATCTTAACTCGCACATTAGAACGACCCGTGAATACTTTTTCTTCTGATTCACTAGCATTAACTGTTACAAAATACGAACCGTCTTTTGATTTCGTAATACCTTTGATTAAAGGAAAAACCCCGTTAATATCTTTATTGTTATATAAACCGTTTTCAATTTTGACATTATTCATAACTGCTCTCTCACTTAATTAACTTATACAACAATTATAACACAAATATAGGATCTGTCAAGTTTTTGAACATTATCGTTCAAGTACTACATAGTCTCCAAAGTTAGCATCGAAGACTTGTAGTAGATTTTCGTAATCACCAGCCATCATTTCAGTACTAATTTTATCAAAATCTAATTCTAAGTGTATAGCAAGTAATTTTGCTTGAGCCAATAGAGAATATGCGTTGCCCTGTGGTCCAGTCAAATCAATAACAAGTTCTGTCTTTTCAGTTTTTGCTCTAATCATTTCTTTACTCCTGCGAATTTATAAAGGTTGCCTTTCTTACCAACTTCTAAATGATAAAAATATGATATAGTATATTCTTGAGATAGTTCACAAGGATACACTCCTTGTTCTGGTGTTTGAATTATACTAACAATGTCACCAAACAATGAGTTATGTTTGCCATAGGTAGATGCACGAGATCGAAAAGTTGCAATTCGTTGAGGCGCATCACGTCCTATATCTTCAAAATCTATATCACCCGATAAGATAGAAACCACCACAGTATGATGAAATCGTCTTCGGACCGAGAATTTCAGTTTCTCTCCGAAACGCACTTTAAGAGCATGACGGATTTCCTTAACTTCTGGTACAGATATATATGCCATTAAAACATTTCCAGTTGGTGATATGCTAAAGTGAATAATGATGAATCGTGAACTTTTGTCATTTTTGACAACAATATAGATTTTTCTCTCAAATATACTTTAGCAAAACTAGAATCAAATTCAACGATAGACTTAGTGTTATCAATCAAATCAGCCACTTTAACAAATTGTGCTTCCGCCGGAGCATTGCCCAATCTTTCTGCGTCAATGGCTTTTCTAATTGCTCTATTTCCATCTTCTGGTTTACTAGTATCTGTTAACCAATAAACTAAAGAGGCGATATCTGTACCAAACTCTTTCTCGA